ACCTTCTACTTCTGTTCCATCAATTCTAAGAAAATCATTATCTGCAACTGCATCATTAGCTGTTAAAACATTTCCATCACTAATACCTTTTGTCAAACCCTTTACAAAAGAAAGGTTGCTAACTTCAGAATCCATTAATGCTCCTGCTGATGTCACATTAGTAGTATCTGTTACATCTGCACTCGCTTCTATTGCATTTAATTTATTTAAAAGTGTGGTTGTAAAATTATTATCTGATTGTGTGGCTACTGTCAAGTCTATTGTGCCATCGCCATCTTCATAAGTAACTGTAATACCTGATTCAGTATTACTTGAGAACATTGCTCCTACTATATCTTGAACTTGTTCTGAAGTAAGAGTTGCTTCTATTTTTGCATCTAATTGTGTTTGTATGTTTGAAGTAACGCCATCAAGATAGTCAAATTCTGTAGCAGTTACGCCTGTGGCGTGTAAAGTATCTAAATAGTTTAATTCTGTTACGCTACCAGTATATCCGTCTAATACATTTAGCTCGGCTGCAGTTGATGTTACCCCATCAAGAATATTCAATTCTGCAGCAGTAGATGTCACGCCATCAAGTATATTCAACTCTGCAGTAGTAGAGGTTACCCCATCTAGTATATTGATTTCAGCAGCAGTCGCTGTGACACCATCTAAAATATTTATTTCTGCAGTTGTTGCAGTAACGCCATCAAGAATGTTAATCTCTGCTGTAGTTGCAGTAACGCCGTCTAAAATGTTTAATTCAGTTGCTGATGAAGAGGTTGCAGTAATCTTAGTTACTGCTGCATCGACTACACTTCCAGTATGCGTTGATGTAAAATTAGCCATATTATCTCCTAGTTAAGGGGAGCATAAAGCTCCCCTAATTAACTATTACGCATTGTTGAAGTTAACAATACCCATTGCTGTTGAATTTGCAGCGTGTGATAAAGCAGCTCCAAATAAAACATCAGCTACAACAGAAGTTGCCAAGTGGTCAATATCATAAGATGATTGAACTCTTGGAGCTAACTGTTGTGCAAAGTAGATCGAGTTTCTGTTGAAGATTGTAGCAGTTTCATCGCCACTACCACCATCATCATCCCAGTCTGTACTTGCATACACTTCTAATCCATAAGCGTTAATGATTCTTCCTGAAACATTAGGATTTTCAGCATCTCCTCTTTTTTGAGCTTCTGAAAAGTCGCCTAAAGATAATAGTGACATATACGCAGCAGGTGAACAATAGAAGTAGTGTTCTCCGTCTGTGTAGTCGTGTCCTGCATCAAGAAGTTTCTGTAAACCAGATCTAATTAAAGCAGTTGTGAAAGTGTTGTCACTTGAAAGTGCAACATCATTACCAGTAGCACCTTGCATTAATAATGCAATATAGTTTTCTACTTTTTTAGCTAAAGCGTAACCCATTGATTGTGCATAAGCATTGAATAGATCAGCAGATTCTTGAACTCTTACGATGTCCTCGATTCTTTTAGCTTCGTAATGATGTTCATCAACTGCAAGTTGAATAACACCATCGGTATTGTTAGTATATGTTACTGCAGTTCCTGCACTTTTAGATGCAGCAGTTTCTTCAGTAACCTTAGGTATATTTAGAATGTCGCCACCACCTGCTAACATAGATGAGAAGTCTAATACTTGATTTCTTAACTGAAATTTTCTTTCAGCATAATCAAGAATAGCATCTCTCCACATTTCAGGAATAAAATTGGCAGCTGTTGTTTTTGTTACATTTCCGTCAGCCATTTTATTTACTCTCCTTAAAAGTTAAAATGATTATTTCTTTTTAAGGTAATGACTTATCAAGTCTTTATGCGATCCTCTTCGCTGCTTAGAATCTGACATATCAGAAAAAGGATTACCCTTAAACTTTTGTACAGATACTTTATTCTCAACTTGTCCTACATTCACACCAGACTTTGAATCAAATTCTGATGCTATGTCACGCAAAAGAGATAAATCATCTACCTTCTCAAATTTTTCTCTTTTCGTTTCAGGAATTTTACTTAGAAGAGATTCTCTTTCTTGATTCACATAATTAGAAAAAGATTCATTAACCTGATCAAACTTGGTTTGTAAATCTTTATTCTTATTTTGTTCCTCAACTAACAGAGCTTTGTATTCGCCTTGCTCTTCTAAAGTCTTTTTACGCTGTTCTTCCTGTGCAGTTGCTACTTCTTGAACTTGTGCTTTTAATTCATTTCGTTCTTTCACTAGCTCCTGAAAACGATAATATGGAACAGCTTCTTGTGTCTTTTTTTCGTCTTGACTGACTTGAGGTTCTTTTACAGCTTCCTCAACGGCTGTATTCTGCGTTTCTTCAGACATTTTAACTCCTTAAGTGGATTATTATATGGTATTAAGTTAAATATGAATTAAATTAATGACAATCAGAATGTCAAAGAAAATAAAAGAGTTTGAGTTCAAGCAAAAATGGTTTGATTATATGCAATATCAACCACACGAAGGACAAAGAAAATTACATTTTCCTGACAAACCTGACGCATCTTACTTCGTAAACATCTGTGGTAGAAGGTATGGTAAAACTACTGCAGCATTCCGAGAAGCAGAATTTTACGCAGCACAACCTAATAAAAAAATATGGCTTGTTGGATTATCTTACAAAAAATCACGATTAATGTTCCGAGAAATCTGGAAAGATATGGTTGCAGGTAAAGCAAACGATATTGATAGAGCATCAGAAAAAGAACAATATATTAAGTTCAAATGGGGAACAACAGTAGAAGGTATGTCTTGTGAAAATCCAGACTCATTGGTTGGAGAAGGTGTAGATTTATTAATTATTGACGAAGCAGCAAAAATGCCAAGAAGAATATGGGATATGTATTTATCTCCAACACTTGTAGATAGAAAAGGTAAAGCAATTTTTATTACTACACCTGAAGGGTTTAATTGGATTTATGATTTATATTTATTAGGGCAAACAGATCCTCAATGGTATTCACAGCAATCTCCAAGTTGGGAAAATCAATATGCGTTTCCAGAAGGAAAGAAAGATTCTTTTATCCAGGAACGAAAAAGAAATATGTCCAAAGAATTATTCGACCAGGAATTTGCTGCTAAGTTTACATCAATGGAAGGAAGAGTATATCCATTTGATAGAGAAAAAGATATGGGAGATGTTCCATATCAAGAAAACTTACCTACTTATTGTTCAATGGACTTTGGATTTAGAATGCCATCAGTATTGTGGTTTCAAACATTCAAACAAGATGGTAATTGGCATATCAATATTATCGATGAAATAATTCACGAAAGAAATATACCAACAGATAAATTAGCAGAGATGATAAAGAAAAAGAATTATCCAGTAATTACTTACTATGGTGATCCTGCTGGTAGCTTTGTACAAGGACAATCTGGATTAGGAGATATTCACATTTTACGCAGACACGGAATATTTGTAGAATATAGAATGGACAAACTATCTCGTGATATACAATCTGGTGTCAGTTATTGTCGTGGATTTTTTGAAAATGCAGATGGTTTAAGAAGAATAAAGATAGATAAAAAATGTGTAGGTATCGCAGAAGATTTTGAAGGATATAGATTTCCTGAAGCAGTAGAAGGAAAAGCTATCTCTAACAATCCTATCAAAGATGGCTTCTATGAACACGGTTGCGATGCTTTCAGATATTTTATCTTGAATAGATTTCCAATTAGAAGTAATTTCGTTGGAAGAATACCAAGATAAAAGGAACGCTAAATGGTTTTAACTCCACAAGAGATTATAAAAGATTCATTAACTAATTTTAAAGAAGAACAAGCGAAAGCTAGAAGAGAAGAAGTAAGAAAGTTTTTAGATTATTATTCTGGTTCTTTAACAGATCAATACATTGAAGGATATTTTAAGTCTGACGCCTTCCAGGAAATTCCACATTACAATACAAACATCGTAAAGAAGTTTGTAAATCGTATGTCAAAAATTTATACTATCGGTGCTAAGAGAAATGTAAATGACAGATATGTTAATTTGTCATCAGTTAAGAATGCTCGTATGAAACAAATGGAACGAATGACTCGTTTGCTTGGTACTTGTGCAACTTATGTTATGTATGATGAAATGGAACAACGATTTGAATATCGTCCTATTTATTATTTTGAGCCATACTTTGGTGACAATCCATACAAGCCACAAGCTATTGTATATCCTATGATGCACGGACACGCAGATTTATCCGATACAAATGATTTGATGTATGCTTACTGGGATAGCGAATTACATATAAAGTTTGATGACAATGGAAACATTATAGAAGAAATACAGCACAATCTTGGTGTATTACCTTTTGTATTTACTCATAGAGAAGAACAATTAGACTCTTTCTTTGTAGAAGGTGCTTCTGATTTAGTATCTGCGAATGAGCATATTAATATCACAATGACTGAAATGCAATTAGGATTACGATTCCAAATGTTTGGACAACCAGTAGTAACTGGACTTATATCAGATAATGCAAATGTCAGAGCAGGATCAGATGAAATCTTAACATTGCCAGAGGGGAGTAATTACGACATCGTATCTCCAGAAGGAAATGTAAGAGATGTTATTGAAAACATTAAGTGGCAAATAGAATTAGTCGCATTAAACAATCACTTATTTGTTACTTTCGCACAATCAGGTGGTGAAGTACCAAGTGGTATCTCTTTAATGATTAAAGACTTAGAACGCCACGAAGATTTTATTGATGACAAAGAATTATATCGTCAATACGAAAAAGATTTCTATAAAGTAGAATATGCTTTATCTCAAAGTAATAATCTTGGATTACCAGAACCTTCACAATTTAAAGTGGATTTCTCTGAAGTCGAATATCCTATGACTACTCAAGATAAGATTATGTTAAATGAATATAAACTCAAACATAACTTAACTACACAAGCAGAATTGTTAGCAGAAGAAAATAAAGATTTAACTATTGAAGATGCTATACAAGTAATTGCAGATAATAAATCAATGAATCAAGTAGAGATAGTCGATGAAGGTAACAGTCAAGAGTAATGTAACTTTCAAAAAATTAAAAAAAGCCAATTTGGAAGAAATGGTTTTTGATAATTTAATTCGTCCACTAGGAAAAGAAGCAAAAAAGAAAGTTGATAATTCCTTTAAAAACAATAAAGATATTAATGGCGAACCTTACGAACCTTTATCATATACATACGGAAGAAAGAAAAAAGCATTGGGTAAAGGTGGTAATCCAATTATGGTTTTTGATGGTGATTTGAAAAAAAGCATTTCAAAGCTATTGACAAATAAATCTGATATGTCTGTTACTATAAAGTCAGAAGATTCACGAATGTTATCTAAAAGAGGATTAAACTATGGTGCGTTTCATTTAAATGGTAAAGCAAACTCAAAAAGAAAAAATCCTAAAATTAGAAAATGGTTTTTTACCAAAGATGAATTAGTGAATAATGCAATTTTATTAGAAGATAGATTGCTTGGAAAAGAGTTTTCAAAGCTAAAAGATAAGTTTGCAAAGAAATTACAGTCGCTTTTAAAAACTAGAATGCGTATTATAGGTAGTAAGAAGATGCCAGCATCTTCAAATTTTGCAAGAAATGTAAATATATAATGGAAGATTTAATAAAAGAAATATTCAAAATGGTTTCACAGATAAAAAGAATATCTGAAGCTAATAATGATCTTTTAGGATTTGTATGTTCTAAAGTATCACCATCTAAAAAACTTGCATCTCAAGAAATAGATTTATTAGATATGGCTTATATTTCAATGGAAATGTCAGAAATATTTGAAAAATATAATATTAGTCCTGACGAGTTTGGGATTTCTTAGATTCTAATTCTGCTAACTTCTCTAACCACTTTCTTTTTTCACTCGCAGTAGGACGCCTTGATGGCAATGGTTCTAATCCAACTTTCTTAGCTCGTTGCAATAATGCGTATCGATTGGCTCTATCTTCTCTACGCTTTTGTCTGTAAGGTTTTTTCCCTTTCTTTATTTGATTTACTGCTTTCTTTTCTTTTATCTGACGCTTTTTAGGTTTGTCGTTTTCTGGATTTCTTTCTGGAAGCGTTTCTATTATTTCTGCAACCTCTTCACTTTCAGCGTCTATAATATCATCTGCGTCTATCTGTTCTGCCTTTAAGAACTTCTCAAATGGACTATCTACGGTTACATTGATATTTCTAACAAGTTTTCCTGAATGTTCTAATACTAGACGCCCTGCTTGGACATTACCTTCTACTGCTTCACGAATCATACTATTTAATACCATAGGTAGCTTTGCATTGAATGATACCATATATTTTTTATAATACATATCAACAAACCTATCATCTGCAAACCAGTTATGAATCGTTTGGGGGGACATTTTTAATTCCTCGGCTAATTCTTTTTTGGTGATTTCTGGATTATGAATTAGTATATCAATGGCAGCAAGTTGATTTGCCTTCTTCAGTTCAAGATTACTCATTTACCTTGTCCTCTGTATTTCTTTTTATAATACTTCTTAGATTTTTTGTTTCCAAACTTTGTATTGTGGCTCATACCTTGTCGAGTTTTTTTTGCACCATTCGACTTCCTAGTGCGATCCTTGAATAATGATTTCCTCATTTTTTATAGACTTTTTCTGCTCCTGCAATTCCAAATGAGCCAAGTGTAACCCAGACGAATGAGTTATAGATGTAGTCGTTTACCATTAATTCTATTCCAATAATACCCATTGCTAAATCCACGATGCCGAATACACACATCAACGCAAAGGATAAAAATCCAATAATATTCTTTTCATTGTATTCGTTTTTATCTTTAAATAATTCCCACATAATCTACCCCCTTAGGTATTTAAATTTTTTTTTATTAATAGGACTACCTTTCATCTTTTGTTTGATGCTTTTCTTTCGCATACCAAACAAACGCTTAGGTATAAAATTTCTCGCAGATGATACAGTTACATTCACGAGTGCCTCTTAACTACTGGTACATTCATCGTTAATGAAGAACCTTTGTGTTTTTTATATCCACCTTTCGGATTCTTCATCAATTTAAACTTTCCCTTTTTTTTCATAAAGTGATACCCTCTTGGTGCTTTCACTTTCATTTTTTCTTACCTTTTTTCTTTTTCTTTTTACCTTTGTGATACGGCATAGCTATCTCCCTTTTTTAAATTTTGTTTTAGGACACGATTTTATGTATTCAATTCTGTTTTGTATCTGTAATCCTGTGTGTAACCCACAATAAGTTATGCCCTTTTCCTTCCCAGCAAACGAACATTTCTTTTTGATTAAAGAACAGTAGTCAAACACGCTAATCGATGTCTAATTCTTTGCGTAAAGCACGATCTGACATAGAACTTTTACTATTAATGACTAATTTTGGTATAGAAGGTAACCTTTTTACCAGAAATTTCTCATTTTCGCATAAACATTCTTCAAGTGGATCATCAGCCATTTTCTGTTCCACTTCAAATATCTTCTCGCATTCTAAGCATTGATAATCATATTTTGGCATAGAAGTAATTTAGGGGTAAAAATCAATAAAAAACCATCAAAATTTAGGATTTGTAATCTAATTTTTTTATCCTTAAAGCATTACTTTAACTATAATATCTATCTCTATTATAATTAGTCGTTTACGACAATTTTTTATTTTCTTGATTCTTAAATATACCTTATTAAATTATTATTTTTTATAGTCGTTACTTTATATTTTGCAAGGAATACAAGTACACAACCTCTCACGCAGATCATCCTCTCTCGGGGGGTTAGCCAGGTCCTACAGTTCATCAAAAATTAATATTTGTCATTCAAAAAACAAGGGGGTAAGGTTGGCAATGTAACCCACAAAAATCAATGGTAAAAAATACTTGCACAAAGTGTTAGAAATTACTAACATAGGACAATGAACAAACAAACTAACAGAAAGGGTTTTAAAATGAACATAAAAAAAGTAGTACATAATACATTCAACGTTGTTGCATATCTTTCAACGCTTTTAATGGCTTTTCCAATTTACGAAATGTCATTAGTAGTAATTGAGAGTTCTAGCAATGGCTTCATCTTCATTGATAATGTAGAACTAAGCAATAGGTTTTTCTTTGGTGGCTTAATGCCATTTCTTGCGTTAGGTTATACATTTTTCATATCGTCTTACATAACATTAAAAACAAACAAAGGGAGTAAATAATGAATGAGTTAAATAACATATATGATATGCTTGACAAAGCAAAAAAATGCGTTGAGCTAACAACAGAAAAACAAAATGATATTGATGTAGCTTTAAATGATATAGTAGGTTTTTACTTGCCTGGCCTCGTTGAAGATTTTGTAAGCTTACACTTAAAACCAAGTGAGCAAAAAAATCACATAATCTTTCAATGGCTTACATTAATTGAGATGAACACTAATGAAGATTTCTTTAGTGCTTTTCAAATAGTTTTAAGCGCTTGGGAAAATCAAAGTAAAATTCCATTCGGCTTAAATCCTGAATCACAAATGACATCTACAGAAATTAGATTTGTAGAAAAATTAGAAAAAATCAATCGCCAGGTGTTGCCAAATACTTACGCTAGAAGAGATGCAAATGGCAAGCGCTATGGAATGGTTTGGCCATACTTAACAAACAAAAAGGAAGGTAAATAAAATGGTAGATAAAATAAGAGATTACACGCTTACTAATTCAGATAAAGATAAAAAAATCATTTCAATCAATGATATCAAAAAAGCGTGGCTTAATTGTTATGGCGAAGATTTAGCCGATGAATACCACGGATTTCTTCAAGAGCTAACACGCCAGGCAATTCGTCCAGAGTTCCACCCAGAAGCAGAGCTAGTGCTATGGAAAGAAGAAGATGACATTAGTGTCTTAGATTTCGTAGATGATGACGCCGGGCAGATTTACATAGAGATTGAAAAAAATGGCTTAAGTGTAATGAGGTACGTAGCTTCACATAATGAAATCACTTTAGTAGAGTGGGAAAATGTTACAGAAAACAACTACCCATTTTACTGCAACGCAGATGAAGAGCTTGGCGAAAGCGTTGAACACGCCACCTTAGAAGATGCAAAAGCATACGCAATGAAATACATTAACAAATTAAAACAAGATGTGATTCCTGGAGTAGACTCAAATGACAAATATCACACACTAAAACAAAATGAGGTAGCTTAAGTGCTACCTCTTTTTTGTTCAAACCGTTGGGCAGTAGATACCTATTGCCCTACTTTTTTTATACAAAAATTTAAAATTTTTTCAAAATTTTCGGCTGATCAGATTGGCGAAAAAATAGATCGTAAAACGCGCAAAAAGATCGTAAAAAGCGCAAAACAAACAAAAAGGAAATAAGATGAAACTAACAAAAAACGAACTTGAAACCCTAAACCAGGCCACGATAATTGGATTAGAATTGCTTGGCGCAGGTTTAGTAGATGAAGAAACGATAGAAAGTGTTTGCAGGGGTTTAGATATTGATATTGATGCAAATAGCTTTTACAAAGCAAGAGAAGTAGTAGCAAAACTAATGAGGGAACAAAATGAAAGATAAAAAAATGATAGCATATCAATCTTACTTTAAAGGCGAAACCCTAAGGTATCGCAAACGCAAACAATTAATATTAAAATCAATAGGCGAAATATTATTTTTAATGTTGTTAATCGCTTTGTTTTACATTGGTTTAATATTAATCAACATAGTAGAAAGGGGTATATAAATGAGTTACAACCCAACATTAACAAAAAAACAAATAATCGATATTGTAAAATATAATTCGAAACATTTCATTGAGAAGTATTTCGATGGTGATTTTATAATTGATGAAAAGCAGAATCAAATAAATCAAATCAGGGATAAAGCCATTGATTATATAAGTGAAAACTTGCCTGGCGAAATTACGCTAGATGAGTTGAATGAAATGGAACTCAATGATAAAATTTTTAATGAAGATTATTTTATTATTGGTTATTCCAAAGCAGACAAATTCATCGGCCATAACTTTCACGCAATGCTTCAATATATGGAAGATTATGGAATTGATGAAAGAGTGCCAGATGAAACAATAAGATGTTGCGAAAAGTTCGCAAACTTA